CCAGATATTATGTTTGGTAGCCCTAGTAGGACTAGAGCCAATGCCGCCGTCTCTAGCCTCAGAATTACATATCTGAGGACTTGCTAAACTACGCGAAGACTTGCGTAGCCACCCATCGGGACACCAAACGGTTCTTATACCGTATGGCGGTTTTACTCAAGTGATCTTTATCCCTTCCTAGGAGGGGAACATGGAAAAACTTGAGCAAAGCTGGATAACCATCGAGCCTGTCCTTCCTTTTCAGAGGGACAAGAACAACAGACCTAGTAAGGAACTGTTGCGTGCGACGATCCCATTTACATGGGTTCATCGCATCTTGACGGGAATGCCAGCCCAGAGCACCTGACCTTGAAGATACTAGAGGAAGTCGCCTTCTCAAGCGAGCCTCAACGTTCTCTTTAAGGTAGTCCGAAGTTTTGTAAAGGCCTTGCATCCAACATTGGTTGCTTAGCGATACAAAACCAGCGATAAGCTCTGGACTTGTCTCGATTGTTTCTGGCCGGTGTTTAATGTATAGGGGAGTTATATCAACCCCCCTAAACGCTTCAACACCGCAGCTTTCCTTGAAGTTACCTTCAAGGAAGCTCTTGGACGTGTTGACCTTTAAGCCAGCACGCTCAAGCCAGTTCACACACTGGTGTACGTATTTTGTGTCAACGATAATATCATCACCGTAGACACGAATACGCTGAGCAGCGCGCACCACATTCCTGTAATCAGGCGCTTTAGCCTGCTGATTCAGAATGCTTGCAATGCAAATTACCGCAAAGCAGACACTCTGAACAGGAAATGTAAGTGCGTTACCCATACCGGCAAATTTACATAGGTTCGTTGTGTCCTCTTGGTCACATTCAACCTGTGTAGAACGACAATCCATCATAAGGGAAAGAAATTCCCTTTGATATCCAAAAACGGTCTCTACCAGTTTAACTGATAAGAGATCGCTGGCGGATTTCAAGTCGATGGTTGCCCAGTTGTCGGTTAGGGAGCCTTCCAGAGCCAACTTTTGATTAAGGCTCTGGTCGGTAAGGCTTAGGCATTTTGACAAAACACGATCTTCAGATATACTATCCCGAAGGATCGTGTTGAGCCCTTGTTGACGAAATTGATTCAACATAGGCTCAACAGTGATCGTACGTCTCGAAGAAGAATTCTTCGGAACGCTGATCAGCCTAGCCGTACTGCTCAAGATCCGTCTATTGAAACCAGGTTGTGACAACGATTCGGTTGTCATGATCCTCTCAGAAAGAACTGAAAGGGAAACTTCATGATTATCGTAACCGTATGTCTCAATGTCGAATTCGGCGTTCTTGATCGAATTCGACAACGCCAACCACTTCTGGTTGACGCTCAATGTTTCAAAGACGGCGCCCGGTCCATGCTTATACGTGCCCACATCTGGCCTCCTAGAACTGAGGGGCCAGAGCACGTAGCAAGCAACCTTCTGGAGCGAATGGAGTACTTGGCCATCTATAATATGGTGGCCAGCGACTCTATCACACCGGAAGAATTCAGAGACTGCCTGAGAATGAAGCTTGTCGACTTCGATCTCGGGCAACTGAACTTTCTTAAAGATTCTCAAGAGGTTTCTAAGCCCCTTGAGGACGCCATCATCGATGGTTTCTTTAAGAATGCCGGACGATGGTTCGAAAATTTCACAGAGCATACCTGAAGTAAACCTCGGGATTGCTCCCCCACGCAGTGTTTTAAACTGCTTGGGGCAGGTGAACTTGCCGGTTGATAGACCGTGAAGAACGGCTTCATCTAAAGCAAGTAAAGCTACGGTGAGAAAACCGTAGCCCTCATTTTCGAACCTAAGCTCGATCGTTTCTAAATCGCGATCGAGTCCTTTCACACCAGGGTTGAGTCTGTTCAAGTCATCGAACAGACTCCGCAGGAGCGCTATCGGACTTTTCATCAGTACCTCCTTGAGGTGTCTGATTCCGGACCGATGCTGCATCTCCAGGGCTATATGAGCCCTTTACCGCTAGGTCTAGCGACCTAGCCCGGTCAGATGTAGTGGAGCACCCAGCAAGAAGGATCAGAGATCCGACGAGCAAAAGTGCCCATGCACCGAAACCGAGCACGCTAAAAAGCCAGACCAAAAGCAAATGACACAAGGAAACGGTCTGTTTCCTTTTCATGTCAATTAGCTCTGGAACTGGATGAGGCGGGCGGTTGTCACTTCACTATCATCTCGGTAGTCTGTCAAAGCTTTCGACAGAGCTACCATGTCCGCATCGGAGAACCCGAAGTTCGGACGAGAGATAGTGATTGACACAGAAGCGACTTGCTTCTTCGTCAACCCACTATAAGGGTCGACAGCGTTCACCGTCTTCGTCATTTGGACGTAGTGGCGATCGCCGCCGGCCTTAGTGCGCTGATGATTGGTGACAACGGTATAACCGTTGCCGCCAGTGTCGACACGCTCAGACCCGTACCCGTCGGACTTGACAACAGCCAAGACCAAAGCGGGTGTCGGGGAAGCGGCCGCAACAGTGACAGGATCGGCAAGCATAGGATACTCCTTGTGAAATAAATTGGGCCTTCTCTCATAATTGAGAGTTTGGGCTAATGAGCCTTAGGAAATCTCTGCGCTAGCAGAGCTCCAAGGATGGACTGTTGGTATGCCGTCAAAGAAGACGGTACACTAGTCCGTTTCACATCCAAGATCGAAGCAACATCTTTTCGAAGTTGTAACTCGAAATCGAGCACACTCGTGTGGCGATTCTCGACATCTAGAAAGGTGTCGGGCAAGCCCACAAAGTTTATGCTCCGTTGCTGCGTTCGACGAGTCTTCGACTGGTATTCGGCTATGAGCTTGCCGGTAGTATGGCAAGTAATCATGCCCCAGTTGATGATTTGCTGGTCACGGTTAATTTGGTCGATTAATTCGACATAATTACCGAGACCAGTGAACCAATCAACTAGCCAAGTCCACGGGACCAAGTTGTAAAGGTCCGTAGGACGAGGGATAAGCCCAATTCGGTCTAGGAAGTCCCTATTCCGAAAGGAAACCTCATTAATCGGAGGGAAGTCAAAGGTTGAGTTTATAACTAATCTCAACTCAGAATCCCAAGTCGATCGATTTTCCCATTTAACGGAAAACTCGATCGGATTAATAGGGTTATAATCGAAGCCTGGGGTGTCCAATTCGGAAAAAGAGAAGTTTCTCTTCAACCGAAAAGTTGTTGGTTGGCCTGAGCGGCGAATAAGAAATGAGTATTTCTTACCCAGTTTCTCAGGTAAAGCCAACAAATCACTTACGTCCTTCCACGTTTGTTTCCACCCGAAGTGATATGACAAATATTCTCCGGGTATGTTCTTCCCAGTTCTCTTTAAGTCAAAAATAGACTCTCTGAGTTTTGGGTTTGAACCGAGTGAAACAAAGAGACTCCGAAGGTTCTTAAGAGTATCACGCAATGATGTGACACTCCGTGGAATATCTCGGAGCTCGACTGCGTTGCGAAAAAGAGTATAGTCCCGTTTAAAAGGACTCCACTCTTTAAGCATAGAGATCGCGTGCTTTTGCATTAAAGCATTGCCGTGAGCCTCTAATTTATTACGCAGAGCGTAGTAGTCCGTAAAGTGCAACACAGCGGCAGGGGATATTACGCGTTCCTCCGTATCGTATCCGTCAAACCCTAAGTTATTTGCGGCGCCACCTATGGCTTCGCAAAGGGGTTCAACGGGCCCGAATGTGAGGATACCTGCAGTATCCACGCCACTGGCAACACGCCTAGCTGGGCTATAGGGGAAGGCTTTCCAAAGGATAAGCTCTCCCTGACTAGATCCCATCAAACGCGTGCGACCAGTAGTGTCGACCGACGTATCAGCCAATAAATCCTGGGATCCTAAAAAGATCCTAGAGGCTGTTTTCGACGGACCATAAACCTTATAGGGACTCCAACAATTGGAACGCCCACCAAAATTTGGTAAGGCAACTCCAAAGTCTCGGTACCTTGTACTCGTGAGCCAGCGTTGGTCTAAGACCGACACATGTCCACGAATACGAAGGCGGTTTATTGGTGTTATCACCCCTTGTGCAACCTTAAATCCCGCAGTTGGGTCAATCGCAAACGCGAATGACTTAATGAGAGAAAAAGGTATGTACTTGTAGATGAATGACTCGAGCAAGCTGCTGTCTTTTACAAGGGTTTCATAGCGATACTCATAAAATTTATGAGGATCAAAACCTTCCGGCAATCCACGCGTATCATAGCGTGTTTCGTTCGAAAGGTATATCGCCATAATCCTTGTCCTCCTGGTGGATGTGAAAGGCTACTCTAGCAGTGATGCAGAGTATGGAGAACAATCTCCAGCGGAGCCCGTGAGGGC